CCCCAAAGGCGGACTCAACGCCAAGGGCCGAGCCTCTGCGAAAAAGCAAGGCATGAACCTGAAGCCTCCTCAGCCAGAGGGCGGCAGCAGGCGAGACTCTTTTTGCGCCCGGATGGAAGGCATGAAGAAAAAGCTGACCAGTCCCAAGACGGCCAAAGACCCGGATTCACGAATTAACAAGAGCCTACGGGCTTGGAAGTGTTGACATGGAAATGGCTATCTGGAACGCTATTTTGACGGCCTTCTTGGGACTACTGGGTTGGTCTTTGCGGGACAAGGCTGATGAGATTAAGCGCCTTCAGATTTTGATTAACAAAACTCGCGAAGAGATGCCCAAAGAGTACGTAACCAAGGTAGACTTGCATACAGACATCAATCGAATAATGGACAGATTGGACAGGCTAGAAAACAAGATTGACTTGTTTATCAAGGAGCAGCGCAGTGCCCTCTCATAGTGCCAAACAACACAGATTCATGGAGGCGGTGGCCCACAATCCATCGTTTGCCAAGAAGGTAGGAGTCCCACAGTCCGTGGGAAAAGAGTTCTCAAACGCCGATAAAGGCAAAACATTTTCACGAGGTGGTGACATGAAAGAATCTAAAGCAATGGTTGGTAAAGAGATGGCCTTTATGAAGAAAAAGGGCGCTCCTGCATCCATGATGAAGCATGAAAAAGCTGAAATGATGGGTATGAAAAAAGGCGGCGGCGTCAAGCCTTCTGCTATGGGCAAAGTTAAGACTGCCGCTCCAAGCCGCGATGGCATTGCCACCAAAGGCAAGACCAAAGGCACTATGATCAAAATGAATAAGGGCGGCATGTCCCGCTAAGGAACAGTCATGGCCACCATGAATACGACCTCTAGTACCCCTCGGGGTATGCGTAACTACAAACCTCGCCGGCCTGGCGTTACCATTGATGATGTGGTTACGCCTGAAAGCAGGGCGCGCCAGCAGGCTATGGTTCAAGAAGCCAAAGATGATGCCATGCAAAGCACGCTTGAAAAACTGTATGAAGGTGCACGCACAACGCCTGCCGATGGGATGAAGGCGGGCGGCAAAGTGAGTTCTGCCTCCAAAAGAGCAGATGGTTGCGCGGTGCGTGGTAAGACAAAAGGCAGGATCATCTAATGAGAGCCAGTCGCGGCATGGGTGATATTAGCCCCTCCAAAATGCCTAACGGCGTGAAGAAAGCGCGCCGTGATGACACCGACTTTGAGCAATACAAAGAAGGCGGTAAAGTAAATGCTGCTGGCAATTACACCAAACCTAGTTTGCGTAAACGAATTGTGTCTCAGGTAAAAGCTGCGGCAACTCATGGTACGGGCGCGGGGCAATGGTCGGCCCGTAAAGCACAACTTGTCGCTAAGAAGTACAAAGCGGCTGGAGGAGGTTATCGTGATTAAAGGACATACAGGCGATTGCGCCGTTATGGAAGATGGCCCTTGCACTTGTGGCACGGATGAAATTTTGGAAGAGTTGGCACTTGAAGATGCCGGTTTGGCTGCTGAAGATTTTGAATGAAGGCGCCACAGATTTCTTTAAAAAATTGGGGTGACCAGAAATGGCGTACCAAGTCGGGAAAGCCTTCGTCAAAAACGGGTGAGCGGTATCTTCCAGAGGCTGCGATCAAAAGTCTTAGCTCTTCGGAGTACGCCGCAACCACTCGTGCAAAACGTGCGGGCAAGGCAGCAGGTAAACAATTTGTGGCGCAACCAAAGAACATTGCAAAAAAAACAGCAGGGTTTAGATAATGGCCAATACATCTGGAACCGCAACCTTCAACCTTGACCTAAACGACCTTATTGAGGATGCGTTTGAGCGTTGCGGACAAGAGTTGCGCACGGGGTATAACTTTAGGACGGCACGCCGTAGCCTGAATATGCTTACCATTGAGTGGGCAAATCGGGGTATTAACCTGTGGACAATTGAGCAGGGGCAGATTGTTCTTAATACCAACCAGATTCAGTACCCCATCCCAAATGACACGATTGATATGCTGGACATGGTGACCCGTACTGGCACCGGCACCACTCAGTCTGACTTGAATCTTTCGCGCATTTCTGAGCCAACGTATATCACTATCCCAAACAAGTATGCCTCGGGCCGTCCTGTACAGGTGTGGGTAAATCGCCAGACTGGGCAGACAAACCTGACAACGGCTACTTTATCGGCAACTATTACATCCACTGATACGACTATCACGGTTGCAAACCCGTCGGCGTTGACTACGTCAGGCTTTATCAACATTGGCACTGAAACCATTTCCTATCAAAACATTGTTGGCAATGAGTTGCAATACTGTTTCCGCGGTCAAAACAACACGACTGCTGTGGCTCACACCGCTGGAGCGGCCATCTATAGCAACAATCTTTCATCCCTAAACTTGTACCCTGCGCCGTCTGCGCCTGGAAACCAGTACACCTTGGTTTATTACCGTATGCGCCGTATGCAAGATGCCGGCAGCGGTGTGAACGTGCAGGATATTCCTTTCCGTCTTATCCCTTGCATGGTGGCTGGATTGGCTTTCTATCTATCTCAAAAACTGCCTGGGGCAGAAGTTCGGATGGAGTGGTTAAAGGCGGAATACGAACAGCAATGGATGTTGGCGGCACAGGAAGATAGGGATAAGTCGGCAGATAGATACGTTCCAAGGAACATGTTCTATGCCTAATCAGTTTGCTTCAGGCAAATATGCAATTGCTGAGTGTGATCGGTGTGGTCAGCGGTACAAGCTTAAAGAGCTTAGAAAACTGACCATTAAGACAAAGCAGGTTGCAATTAAGGTTTGTCCTGAGTGCTGGGAAGAGGATCAACCGCAGCTTCAGATTGGTATGTACCCGGTGAATGACCCGCAAGCTGTGCGGGAGCCGCGGCCTGATGTCAGCTATACACTTTCTGGAACCAGTGGATTGCAGACCAATATAAGCGGTGGAACGGGTCAAACTGGGTTGGGTACGCCAGAGGGCGGCAGTAGAATCTTCCAGTGGGGCTGGAATCCTGTTGGTGGGTCACGGTTTTTTGATGTGGATCTAACGCCAAATAACTTGGTTTTAGCGGTGGAATTGGGTACAGTATCGGTAAGCGTAACTTAGGAGCAGATATGGACAAGAAACAAGTCAAGGCAATTGCCGACACCGAAGCCAACAAGGCTGTTAAAGGCCATGAAGGTCGTATGCACGCCAAAGGCATGAAGAAGGGCGGGCCTACCAGCATGGATCGCAAAAAGTTTGGCAAGAATATGTCTCGTGCAATGAACCAGCGTGGAGGCTAACATGGCCAAATTTAGCAAAAAAATGATGGGCAAAGAAGTTGGCAACGCTGCCACTTATGCCGTGCCGCACGATATGTCTGGTAAGCCATTTAAGATGGCTTCTCGCGTTGACCCAAATACTTTGACATCAAATCAAATTACGCCAGCAACTGGAAGCGGGCGCGTGAGTGCCGGCAACCCAGCCCGTGATGATGTCAAAACAACTGGAATTAAAATGCGTGGCACTGGCGCAGCTACCAAAGGCGTAATGTCCAGAGGGCCGATGGGATGAACTACACAGAGTTGTACAACACAATTCAGACGTACACCGAGAACCAGTTTCCCGATGTATACCTTGCAAGTGGGAGTACTGTGTCCGCAACGACACAGATCAATACTTTTATTACGCAGGCTGAACAACGTATATACAACTCGGTTCAGTTTCCATCGTTGCGTAAAAACGTAACCGGGTTTACAACCACAAGTAATAAGTACTTGGCTTGCCCATCCGACTTCTTGGCAACGTATTCAATGGCAGTGATTGCCGCAGACGGCTCGTATGAGTATCTGTTGAACAAGGATGTTAACTACATTCGTCAGGCATATCCGCTACCTACTGATACCGCCATCCCAAAGTACTACGCACTGTTTGGCCCGTCATACAGTAACAGTGATGAGTTGTCGTTTATCCTTGGTCCAACTCCTGATGCCGTGTACAACATGGAGTTGCACTACTTCTTCTATCCAGACTCAATCACTGTTGCCGCTGATGGCCGCACTTGGTTGGGGGACAACTTTGACACCGTGCTGCTGTACGGGTCTTTGGTGGAAGCGTACACCTTTATGAAAGGTGAAGTGGACATTATTACTGGGTATAACCAGAAGTACATGGAAGCTCTTGCTTTGGCTCAGCGTCTGGGTGATGGCTTGGAGCGCAGCGATGCATACCGCAGTGGGCAGTATCGGCAAGCGCCGTTGCCACAAAATAACGGGGTGCGTTAATGGCGTTCACTGGCAACTTCAGTTGCAACACACTTCGCTCCGGGCTGATAAACGGCACAATTAATTTTGCGACAGATACCTTTTATTTGGCGTTGTACACCAACGCGGCTACTTTGGATCAAACTACAACGGCGTACACCACGATTGGCGAGGCTTCTGGTGGCAACTATGCCGCCGGTGGCTTGGTAGTAACGGCTACGGTTAGTACAGATACAACTCCATCTGGCAGTGTTACATACATCAACTTCTCCTCCCCGTCTTGGACGGGGGCAATCACTGCCAGAGGGGCTTTGATATACACCCCGGGGGACAATGGCGCAGTGTGCGTCTTGGACTTCGGCAGTAACAAAACATCCACCAACAGTTTTCCCGTGACGATGCCTGCAAACACCAGCACATCGGCACTCATTCGGCTTGTTTAAGGAGCAATCATGTTCAACGATAAAGTTAAATCCAAAGATGTTGCCTCAAGCAGCTTGATTGCTGGTGGCTCCGCCGCTGATAGCACAAGCGCAAAGGGCGTGTACAAAATCCAGTGCCACGACAAAGACGGCAACCTGAAGTGGGAAGACGAAGCTCCCAATCTGGTGGTCAACGAAGGCTTACAAGATATGAATGCCAAGTACTTTACGGGCACAACGTATACCGCTGCTTGGTATCTTGGTCTGTACGGCTCTGGGGCAACCAATAGCCCCGCCGCTGGTGACACCATGGCTTCCCATGCTGGTTGGACTGAAGTGACGGCGTATAGCCAAGCTACTCGCCCCGCTTGCACGTTTGGAACCCCCACCACGGCCAACCCCTCAGTGGCTACCAACTCAGCTTCACCCGCATCGTTCAGCATCAACGGCACGACAACTGTGGGCGGGGCGTTTTTAACCAGCAACAACACCAAAGGTGGCACGACGGGCACGTTGTACTCAGCCGCAGACTTCAGTGCCCCAGGGGATCGCGCCGTTGTGTCTGGCGACACATTGAGTGTCACGTACACGTTGTCATTGGCTGGTTGATTAAAAGGAAAATCATGGCAACAACTTTTAAAAAAGGCGACGTTGTTAAGGCTGTCGCAGTCATTCCTCAAGGCCCAGTGCTTGCACTGCGTATGAGCGAAGAAGGTGTGGTTTCATATCTGATCGAGTGGACGGATACCAATGGAGCAACTCAACAACGCTGGTTTGAAGAGTCTCAACTGACAGGAGCATGATCTATGGCACTCGTCCTCGCGGATCGAGTCCGTGAAACTACCACCACTACAGGCACTGGCTCTGTAACGCTGGCTGGCGCGTACACGGGCTTTCAGACTTTTCTTGCTGGTATTGGCAACAGTAACAGCACGTACTACACCATAGCCAACGTTGTTTCTGGCGAGTGGGAAGTAGGTATCGGCACGTACACAGCCTCTGGGAATACGCTTTCCCGTACAACTGTTCTGGCGTCCAGCAACTCAGGTTCGTTGGTGAATTTTGGCTTGGGGGCAAAAGACGTGTTCGTCACCCAGCCTGCTGAGCGGGCGGTGTACATAGACTCTGCGGGCACTACAGTTGATGTAAACATCCTGGCCGCTTCGGGCGACTCATCGTTCAACTCCACGGGCGCGGTAAAAATTCCAGCAGGCACCACAGGTGAGCGCCCCACGGGCGCAGTGGGCAAGATTCGTTGGAACAGCACGTTGTCCCAGTATGAGGGGTATGACGGCACAAACTGGACGCTCTTGGGCGGGGCAGTGATCTCCAACGACACAAGCACGGCAAGCAACCTGTACCCAGTGTTCTCCAGTGTCACGACTGGCAACGCTTCCACTTTGTACACAGGCAACGCCAAGCTGCTGTACAAGCCAAGCACAGGCGAGTTGCAGGCTTCAGTTCCGGTTGCATTGAATGGGCTTGTGGTGAACAGTCAAACGGTATCTGCAAGTTACACCATTGCGGTGGGATATTCAGCTATGTCTGCTGGGCCTGTAGCTGTGGCAAGTGGGCAAGCGGTAACGGTCAGTTCAGGCAGTCGTTGGGTAATTGTTTAAGGATTTAATATGGCAAGCATTGTCGTAAATGGAGATACATCAGGGGCAGTGACTCTGAGCGCACCAGCAGTGGCTGGTACTGTGACTGTGACCTTGCCGTCCACATCGGGGGTTATGGCTGTTGGCGGCGGGACGATCACCACCCTTACCACCACAAGCGACATCACGGTTCAAGGGGTTACCGTAGGCCGTGGCGCAGGCGCTGTATCCAACAACACTGCGGTGGGTGCTAGTGCTTTGGCGGCGAATACGAGTGGGGCGTACAACACGGCGCTTGGCAATCTTGCACTAACGGCAAACCAGAGCGGCTCTGGGAATGTAGCAATTGGTTTCAAGGCGGGAACAGCAACGCTCAATAACTTTAACACCGCAGTTGGCGGAGGTTTTACTGGGTTCACCAAGGCGGCGCTTGAGGGCAATACTACAGGCGCATACAACATTGGGATTGGCTCAGGCGCATTAGGCTCCAACACCACAGCCTCCAACAACACTGCTGTAGGTTATCAGGCGGGGTACACAAACAGCACGGGAACAAATTTAACTGCTGTAGGCTACGGTGCTTTATATGGAAATACAACAGGAAGCAGTAACTCAGCATTAGGTTTAAACGCATTACAAACAAACAGCACAGGTGGTTCAAACACAGGATTGGGTGTCGGTGCTTTACAGTTAAATACAACAGCATCAAATAATACTGCTGTAGGTTACCAAGCGTCATACTCAAATACAACTGGAACAAGTAATGCAAGTTTGGGTTACGCATCTTTGTTTAGCAATACCACGGGAAATTACAATACCGCTATTGGACAAAATGCGTTATCTGCCAACACCACAGGCGCTAACAACACTGCTGTAGGTTATCAGGCGGGGTATACAAATACCACGGGCACAGAAAGCGTTTTTATTGGCTATAAAGCTGGTTTTGCGGCTACAACAAACGGCTACAACACATTTGTAGGCTCTAACGCTGGGGTGGCAATTACAACTGGTAGTTATAACTGTTTTATTGGTGGTTATGCAGGAGCAAACACTACAACTGGAACCAATAATACCTACATTGGGGCTAACAGCACAACATCAGCCGCTGGGTATGTAATGACCACGGGTTCCAAGAACACTATTATTGGAAACTATTCTGGAAATGCAGGCGGCTTAGACATTCGCACAGCATCAAATTATTGCGTCCTATCAGACGGTGATGGAAACATTGCTGGTCGATGGGTAAACGGTGGTGGATGGTTTCAACTTAATAATTCAGCTTCTTGGTCAACAACATCTGACGCCCGAATAAAAGAAAATATTGAAACCATTACAAATGGTCTTGATGTTGTTATGGCTTTGCGGCCTGTTGAGTTTGATTACAAATTAAGTAGTCAACACATGGCTGGGTTTTTAGCTCAAGAATATGAGCTAATACTTCCTGACCAAATTACTGAAGAATCAAACGTTAGCGATGAAATTAAAGAATTGACAAATGGTGAAGCTGTAAAAGGAATTCAACAGAATTTAGTTCCATATTTGGTATCTGCTATTCAATCATTAAAAGCTGAATTTGATGCTTACAAGGCGGCACATCCATGATTACGCAAGAACGTGTTTTAGAACTGTTTGAATACCGTGATGGCGGTTTGTTTTGGAAGGCCAAACCTGCCAAGCAAATTGCTGTCGGTTCAGAAGCGGGTTGCGTTAATGGGCATGGCTACAGCGTCATTCGTGTTGATGGTGTATTACACAGGACACATCGTATTGTGTTTTTAATGCACCACGGATACTTGCCTAAGTACGTTGACCACGCAGACGGAAACCGCTTAAACAACAGCATTGATAACTTGCGTGAAGCAACGGCATCTGAAAATGCCTATAACAAGCCCGTGCAATCAAATAGTGCATCTGGTGTCAAAGGTGTCCGCTGGCACAAGCAGATTAAGCACTGGTGCGTTGAAATTCAGGTGAACAAGGTAAAACACTATCTTGGCATCTACAAAGATTTAGAACTCGCTTCTTTGGTGGCAACTGAAGCACGAGATTTGTACCACGGAAACTTTGCCAGAGCATAAGGAGCATCAGTATGAATGAAATCACCGCAGAACAAATTGCCCAGCACCTCAGTGCCGCAATGGACTCAGTAAACCTCATCAACGGCGGCAAGCCCGAAGGCATGGAAGATGCTGATTGGGCAGACTGCCTGTCACGCAACAAAGAGCATTTGAAGATCATGCTGGCAAAAGACTTTTGGACAAATGAAGATTTAACCCCGCTCCAACAAGCGGCAGGAGAATAAATTGACACCGCACAGCGTTTACTGGATACACCACCCTGACCACACTGACATGTTCAGTCAGGGGTACATTGGCGTGTCTGTTGAGTTTAAACGCCGCATGAAGGATCATTTTCACGCCAAAAGAAACCGCCATTTGAGGTTTGCAATTAACAAGTATGGCTGGCAAAATCTTATCAAAAGACAAATTTTAATTGCCGAAAAAGATTATTGCTTGGACATAGAACGCAAGTTGCGGCCATCGGATGACATAGGTTGGAATATTACTGCCGGGGGTGGTAATGCTCCTTTGATGTTTGGCAACACTTGGAACAAGGGTAGATCAACTTGGAACAAAGGGAAGCCCCCAACGCAAGAGGTGCGTGACAAAATCAGCCAGACTTTGATGGGTCATACGCCTTGGAATAAAGGCAAAACTGGAACTCAGACGGCCTGGAATAAGGGTGTGCCCATGGCGTACAGGGACAATGCACAATTCAATCAAGTTCATGTCTGTCCACATTGCCAAAAAACTGGCAAGGGCAACTCAATGTTCAGGTTTCACATGGACAGATGCAAATTTAAGGATGAAACACAATGACCACAACCATCAATGCAGATTCATCAAACGGTTTTAAAGTAACCGCAGATACCTCATCGATATTGGCGCTCCAGACCAACGGGACAACGGCGATCTCCATTGACGCAAGCCAAGCGGTGACGATGGCAGGGCGAACCACAAACCCAACAACTATTTCTGTTGGCAACGCAACCCCCTCAACCTCTGGTGCTGGCATCACCTTCCCCGCAACTCAATCAGCATCAACTAACTCAAACACACTAGATGATTATGAAGAGGGGACTTGGACACCTGTACTTCGCGGGTCTGGTACTGCTGGTAATTTTAACCAATCTGTTTCAACAGGTAAGTACACAAAAATAGGCAACATGGTAACTCTTTACTGTGCCATTACAGGGGGTTCGGTAACTGGTTCCCCAACTGGGGACTTGCAAATTACGGGACTGCCTTTTGCTTGTGCGGCTGGAACAAATGCTTGTGGCCCATCTCAAACTCAATTCTTAGGATTCACGCAGCAGCCATCCGTAAGTTTTAGTACACGAGGGGCATCAAGTATCTTGTATATTACGGCGGTAAACGGGTCTGAAACTGCCGTCGTTGCCCAAGCAAGTGCGGTTGGAAGCAGCGCAATTGTAGATTTCTGCATTTCATATCCAACCTAAGTTCATTAGTCTGACTGGATTGGTCAGGCTGGACACAACGCCAACTTTAAGGAGTAAATCATGGCATTAACCAAATCAACTGTTATCGATTCCATCACTGTCACAGAAAATGGCATCGTCCTCTACCGTGAAGCCACTCGCATCATGGAAGATGGCAACGAACTGAGCCAGACCTACCACCGCTCAAGCCTCACGCCGGGGCAAGACCTGACGGGCGTACCTGCCAATGTTGTTGCAATCTGCAATGTGTCTTGGACTGCTGAAGTCATTGCGGCGTATCAAGCACAAGTGGCCGCACAACAAGCTGGAGCATAACCATGTCACTGATTCTCTCAGGCACAGACGGCCTCTCCGATGTTGACGGCACTGCCGCAACCCCTGCTATCAGG